GAAAGTAAAGCTGCATCAGAAAGAAATATCAATAATTCAATGCCAATGCCAGATGAACCAGCAAGTGCAAATGTTACCGGTAATGTTCCAAGTTCAAATGATGGATTTATGAATATTCCTGATAACATTGATAATTCAGAATTACCTTTTAATTTCTAGGAGGTATTGAGATGGCAGAGAGAAGAATGTTTACGAAAAAGATTACTGAAAGTGATGCTTTCCTCGAAATGCCATGTAGCTCACAAATGCTGTATTTTCATTTGTCAATGAATGCCGATGATGACGGCTTTGTTAACAATCCACGCAAAATACAGCGTATGTGTGGGGCTACTAATGATGATTTCAAGTTGCTTGTTGCAAAGAAATTCATAATTTTATTTGAAAGCGGAGTGATTGTAATTAAACATTGGAAAATGCACAACTACATACAATCCGATAGATATAAACCTACAGATTATTTTGAAGAAAAATCAATGTTAGGAATAAAAGCAAATAAGGCATATACGCTTGATGAAAACAAGATGTATACAAGATGTATACAAAATGTATCCACAGGTAAGGATAGTATAGGTAAGAATAGTATAAATAATATATCTAGTGCAAAGGATTTGCACGTTGAA